GACGCGAATTGTCCCTAAACAAACAAATGACTGAGGTCTACTAGGGGCAGGATTGAAAACTTGATGTACTCTTCGCCTTTAGGGACGATTACCTTGCGCTGCACGCCCTCATAAATCTGCGAGTCGTTAAAGCCGTAGAAGGCTTGGAGGCAGTCTTGGAAAGGCTTGATGGGGTTGTCGTAGTCTGCCGCCTTGTTGCTTAGTCCAAATTCAAGGAGCAGCGTATAGGGAGGCTCTGGGAGGGTCATCTTGCGTAGCTTGAGCGCTATTTCCTGCTGATATGCCTTGTACTCCTTGCTTCGGTATCTTTTCCCCTGCCATGCTTGGTTAACAGACAAGGGCTTGATCTTAACCGTTCTTATGCTCCCCATCTGGCTGGCTTCCCAGATCGCGTGTCAATATGATTGAAGGTTTCATACAGGCCGAAGCCATACCCATCATGCTCACTGACTAGATAATAGTGGATTTCTGTTGGGTCGATAGGATTGCCGTCTAGAATAAATACGCAGTCAGCCGCCCTTGCAAGTAGGTGCTGGCTATTTTTAGTGCCGCCTACCTTCCGGTTATGAGCTGGGCATCTGCACCCAGACGTTATCGTTACTGAGCATTCAAAATTCTCGCAAACGTCTTGGATTACTTTGATAGTCTCGGCATCGACAGTATCAAAGCCGCAATCACACTTACAGGCAAATTCTTTTCTTGATAGGTTTTTACTTAAATCACCCATTTTTTTCTCCAATTCTATATATCCCAGCCTCAATATCCCGAAGAAGGGTCATCATGCAGTAGTGCAGGAACTGCTCACTTTGATCGATTTGTCTCAGTTCCCTAGTCTCGCCCTTACCCATTTCATAATTATCAAATTTCCCATGACAACTCATGCACAGGTCAGCGGCCACGCAGTCGTGACCTTTAATTCCACGCCCTTTGCCGTACTGGTGCTGGCGCATTCCGCTGTAGTGCGCTCTCACGATTGTACCATCCTGGCAGTCGCAGCACACACAGCTCCTGTCTTTAGCGGCCTGAGTTATCTTCTTACTACGGACTATCATCTTCTTCCTCAATCTGTAATTGCAGGAATCTCTTTAGCAATTCTTCTAGCAATCGCGTTGATTCGCTGATATTTCGGTATTGCAAAACGTGATCCGCAGCCCTAGCCGCAAGCTTTTCATCATCAAGATCACATAGCTTCATTTTCTGCCTCCAAAATAGCCCTGCCAATTAGTTCTGGTATCTGAGGAACTACGGCGTTTCCGAGTCCTTTAAGTCTGTGTGCGTGATTGGGTATCCCATCAGCGCCTCCACAAATTGTGGGTTCAATCTTGCCGATTTCAGGGAAACCGCAAAAGCATCTGGTAATGAGTTTGTTCCATCCCTCCCTGCCGCTTCTAAAGACTCGATGCTCCGCGCCCCTTTGTAATCCCTGCTGCGTGGTGTCGGGAAATATCGTGTCGCTACCTCTGCCGCTAGTGCGTTCTGACCTTTTGGGTGTAATCGTTTTGCTTCTTTCAAACTTGCCTCCATTGATGCGGATTGACTGCTTGCCGCCTGCGGGGTAGGAAATAATCCAGACCCTATCTCTGTGATGGTGCGCGCCAAGTTCGGAAGCTGAAATACAGTGCCATTCCGCATCATACCCGACCTCGGATAAGTCCCAGAGAACTCGCTCAAACCATTTCCCGTCTGCTCCAGAAAGGAGTGCTGTGACGTTTTCAAAGATTGCGTAATCGGGTCGAATCTCCCCAACAAGACGGGCGCACTCTGACCAGAGGCCCGACCGTGTGCCTTCACCAATGCCTTTTTGGTTGCCTGCGACTGAGATATCTTGGCACGGGAACCCGCCGGTGATGACATTGGGAATAATTCCGTCTGCTCTGAGTTGTTCGGCTGTGACATCTCTAACATCCTCATAGATCGGCACTTCAGGCCAGTGTTTAGCTAATACTTTCTGTGGGAACTTCTCAATCTCGCAAAAGGCTACTGTCTCAAACCCACCAGTACGCTCAAGCCCCAAGCTAAATCCACCTATTCCGCTGAAAAGATCAAGAACCTTGAGCATCTCTTAAATCCTCTCTTTCTGCCTCTAAATCTGCATCTACCAGACCCCTAATGTATTTTCCCATGCCGCCAAAATCTCGTGACCTCTTTGCTACATTGATTCGATAATCTTCTGTGCAATGCGCTTGAATCCTTACCGTCTTTACCTCTTTCCAAGTTTTCTGCGCGTTTCGGTTTCCTGTTTTTCCGTGTGTGTTCATGCCTCCTCCTACTTTATGTTTTAGTAAATCAGGTCTGCTTGCTTACCGCCAAGCCAAACAGGGGCAGAATTATAAGATTCAATCCTTGCCGCAATGGTTGCTGCCCTTTGTCCGGCTGTTGGTGGCGCGTACATTCCGAAGCGTTTTAACTGGTTATTGTTGCGAGCTGCGTTTGTGCTATCCGCGCCTGCTAGTGGCAAATGTTGAAATATCTCAGGGTCAAGCATTCTTAATCCATGAAGTTTAACCTTTGGTCTGCCTATTTCATCGCAGCAAACCCCCATAGCCTCTGTCATTCTTTCCCACCATCCATTTGTACCAGGATTAGGCCAGCGCCCAGAACTGCCAAGAGCTACCCATTCAAAATTCTCCACCATCCACTCCAAATAGCCTATAGATTCATCAAGATGCCAAACTGGAACCCCTTTAGCTTTAAGACCCAACCGCAGCCACTTATCAACCAATATGGCGTTATCTGCCTCACTACCGCCTATAACATCAGGTATCAGACACCAATCAAATCCAGGATGGCGGTAAATAGAGCAAACCCAATCCACATACGCATTAAAGTCAATCGCACCGCCCGTCTTCTTCCACTCACTAAACGCCCCGTTATCAAGAACAAAAGACTGACAAGCATCCATCACAATATTCAACTGATCTGGCCTAGCAAAACTAACCATTCCATGCCTTCCCCGCAGGATTTCCTCTGCGTCAGTAGTTTTGCCACCTATTGGTGTTCCATGATATTTAATCATTCCAAATAACCTTAACCCTTAGTAACTTACAGCCCAGGTAGCGGTTAGCTCCAATTAATTCGCTAGTCTCAAATCTTCCAGAGCGAATAAAAACAATAAAATGCTTTGTGCGGTACATTTTAAGCATCTCTTAAATCCTCCCTGTTCTTGTCAGGCCATGCGGGAGCTGTCACGCCCAGCTTTGTTGATAGGTGTCGGCACAGAACCTCATAGACCTTGTTGTAATCACTCGGATCAGCGTCTGCTGTTGATTCCAGCCCTGTCATGGCCTTGAAAACAGGTCTGAATATCATACCCTTCACGCTTCGCTGATCCCACGGAATCGATATCGATGGAAGAAGAACCTTGCGCTGATCCAATCCTGCTGCGTTCAAATCCTCGGACAATAGCCTGCACCAGAGTTCTAGAGCTTTACGTTGTTGGGAGGTTCTCTGTTCGCTCATAAATCCAGTTCCTCACGCATCTTCTTGAGTCTTGCCCTAAAATCATCCTTGTCCATTGGCTTATTCGGCAGAGCTTTAAACTCGCTATGATACGGCGCTCTGACTGGCTTATCGCAGAGCTTGCGAAAGTCTCCAAGTGTCAGGAACCCTGACCATTTCTCAGCCGCCTTTAGCCCTTGTAGTAACTGCTCTTGAGGGTAATCAAACAGTGATGCTTCCCAATACTTAAAGTCTGTTGAACCAATGTCATCATGGACTAACTTCATAGCTTGAAGACCCCGCCACACCATCATCATTGTTCTCTTCCAGGTATCGTCTGGCTGCTTCGTCTCTTCTTTCTGACTTTGATACAGCTTTTTGACCAAACTGTTGACCTGTTCCATTCTGCTTACTCCTAGTTATCCAGTTAGTGACACAGTGCTGCCATGACTTCATTGGATTACGGCCAACTCGCCAACCGTTCGATTCGTAGTGACAAAGGAAAAGACCTGCTTGATGACCTGAGTCAGCAACCTTTCCAGCAAAGGCATCTACCAGCTCTGTGATAGTGGGCTTAATAAAGCCCTTCTTTGTATTGGTTATTGGTTTATGGTTCTTAGTTAATAGTTTATGTTTAGCTTTCGTCTGGGTTTCGTCTGGGTTAGCTAAAATAACCGACTGGGTTTTAGAGCCTATGTTCCTTGGTCTGCCGCCCTTTTTCCCATTTAATCTGGCTGTATCAGCCTTTGCATGATAGTCGGCAATCTCAATATCAGCCCTAAAGTTGTGCCATCCATCGGATTCTTTTACGAAAAACTCATGCAAAATTACATCAACGGTTGGCTCATATAAACCCAAGCGTAACCTACGGATAACCGGATGGGTTTCTACAGGTATTGGAAGCTCTGTATCGTAGTAAAAGTCAAGCAATCGCCTGTACACCGCCTCTTCTTCAAGTGTCAGGTGGTTAGTGTGAAGGCTAAAATCGCCTATATTGAACTGGTAATAATGCATTTTAATCTTCCTGTTTTAAGCTGAGACGTTCCGTTTGGCTCTGTTTTTCGGCGTAATCTCGCGCCTTGCGAAGTGATCTGCGGTATATCTCCATTGCCCATTGTGTAGAAAAACCAAACTCATCACCAATATCCACAAAAGTGCTTTCTATTCCATCCTGCATTCCATGTCTCATCTGAATGACCTTTCGCTCCCTTTCGGTAAGACATCCCATCATGTCCTCAATCGCCCCTTGAGC